CGGAAGCGTCCTGTTATTGAGCTTGGTTTGTATCTGTATTCTGCGAAGCGTTCTTGGTAGCCCCATGTTGCAGCGTCCTCGGTTGGAGCAACGGAGCCTTGGGCGAAGATTTCTTTATTAAGTACGGCTTGTTCGCCGATTGTAGATAGTGTAGGCCAGTAGTAGTCATATATAGTTTGACGTGAGTACATACGGTTTAGGCCTTGTTGGTATGTTAGATCTGCACGGACTGATACGAGTCCGATTAGTATGCAGTGTTCTGTGAATGATTTTGTGAAGCCGTGTTGATTTAGTACAGTTGTTCCTATTCCCGCTAAGTTACCTTGCGGGGATGTTGCGTCTGTAGACATTGTTTGTGCTACAGGTGAGATATTTACGGGTGAGCTTCCGCCGCCAAGATATTCTGGGCGTTGGAGTCTGGCGTCGGGTGAAGTTACATTGAAGTGAGATTTTATTACTTCTATGTAACGAGAGCCGCCACGTGCTTGTTTTTCAAGAAATTTTTGTGTTGCGAATGCTAGTCTTAATTGGTTTATTGTAACGGACGTTGCAGAACTTAGATCAGCAATTAGTCCGGCATTAGGGTCTAATGAATAATGTTCAGATGTTGCAGCATTAGCAATTTTATTAACACCAGCGCCGAAATCTTGAGTAGTTAATGCTTGACCAGTGCTAGCTAAATTATCGGTACCCTCTTTATATACCTGCCAAGAGTCTGCGTTAGAAACGCGAGTTACGGGAGCTGAAGTTCCCATAGGAATTAGGACGTCTGCCCCTTTCTGGGGCCAGGGTAGAGCGCTGGTGAAGTAGTCGTAGCGTTTGCCGCGTTTAAGTAGTGCGTATGGTGTGGCGTCTGCGCCTGATGTAGTTAGTAGAGTAGCGAAGTTTTGTAAATTTTCATCTCGGAACCATTCGTTCCAGATGAGAGTATAAGCTCTGTGCCAAAGAGCAGAGAAGTCTAGACCAGGGACTTGAGTAGGTATTCCTAGATAGTCAGATAGTGATAGTTCGGCTTCGCCAGTGACTGCAGGGGATGTTATAGTAGGCATTGCAGGTATTGCTGCGGTGAAGTCTGGTTGTTGGGGTAATGTAGTAGATGCTGGATTAGTATATGTTTTAGTTTCGCCCATGAATTCTTGCCAGTCGTCCCATACGAGTCGTACTGGGACAGAGAAGAAGTGTGTATCCATGAATGCGTTATCCATTGTTGGATTTATTGGTGTAGCTAGTCGGGCGAAAGCGGTCATGTTTAGAGAGAAAGAATCGCCTGGTAAGGCTTCATCGCAAAAGACCGGGACCAAGTCTCCGGCAGAGAATGTTGTTTTTAAGCCGTGTGAGCGGTCGAATTTTGAGCGGCGTATGTCTGCGTGGGGTACTTCTGAGAATTGGTGTTGCTGTGAGGTCTTTATTCTTGTATTTCTAGTGTGGGAAGTGGGTTGTTTCATAGTATAAACTCCAGGTTCGCATAGTTTGTAGTTATGTTAAGTTTCTTTAGTTGGGAATTGTATCACGTGTTCGTGAGCTGAAGCAAGTAATTTTTTATCGATAGTTGTAATTTTAGTATCTGTTGATTGCCAAGAGGCAATTTTCCAGAGGCTGTAGTCCTCTGGGTGTTTGGATATTGAGATTTTTTCGTCATTAGCCATGTCGGCGAATTGACGTAGTGCCATTGCATCATTTTCCATGAAGTGTGGTTGATTGTAGGCTTCGAGTTTTTGATCATAGATTGTATACATATTCATTTTCATAGTTGTTCCCTTTTATATAGTGCCATTTTGGCTTTATGATTTAGCTCTTTTTGTTTGAGAGCTTCCGGTGTAAATAAGTGTTGAATTTTTTTAAATTCTTTTTGACGATTTTCTTTAATGATCGGAGCTTGTTCAGGATAGAGTATTTCATATTGATTAAAGTAGTAAGCGGGTGGTCGCATTTTGCGCCCTTTTATTGTTATGAAGTCGGACGGATAGATGTCCTCGTGGTATTTGTCGAACCAGTCTCGGGCTATGCCAGGATTACGAGACATTGTTGAATATTCTGGTTGTATAGGTTCTCCGTGTTTGTTTATATAATGAGACTGTGAGTTTTTACCGGTAATTTTTTTTTGTACGTAGTTTGCTACATAAGCGGCGGACTCGAATGTTACGTGTCCGACAGAGACGTGGCCTTTGCCCCAGAGTTTTAGTAGCTGTTTAGAGGTATAGAGATTTTTTTTACCGGGTATAGAGATTAGATCGTTGAATTGGTGGTTGAATAGTACGGCGTGGTAGTGTGGTCTACGTTGTTTTTCGCCGTATTCACCACAGTGGTAGAAGCGGATTCGGTTTGGATATTTTTTTCGTAAGCGTTTCATAAATTTTTGAAAGTCTACGAGTTTTAGAGTGCCTTCGGCGTCATAGTTGCCGTTGTCGTCTGGTTGAGTGCCAGGTAGATGGGCGTCATTGTATGTGAGTGTTATGAAGCTGTTATGTAAGTTTAGAGAAGCTTCATGTAGTATTCTCATTGCCCATTGGCGTGAGTATTCAGAGCGACAGCCAGTGCATTGTCGGCAAGGGATTTTGAATCCGTGATCTGCATCAGAGTACGGGCTGTGAAATTGTATGCCCGAGCCGTCTAGTTTTTTATAGGCGGTTATGGGGTGGAAACAAGACATTACAGTCTTATTCCACCTCTCATAATATTGTTAGAGCGTAAAGAGTTTTTACGGTGTGATTTAGCGGCAGTTCTTGAGAACATGCGCTTTGATTTTCTGAAGTTTGTTTTTTTAGGTCGTCTCATAGTTTTTCCTTATATTAAGATATAGGTTTTACGACTTTCCACCTTAAAAGGTGTCAGTCGTTACAGTTGTATCAAGTAGCAACTGTGTCATCCCGTATAACTTGCTCCGGTGGAGCTGCGTCAGGGATGGGTAGAGCTTCATCTACAGGAGGTGAAGCGGGGGCATTTATTAGCCCCATTTCAATCATGGCTGCATGATTGTTTTCGTCTTCTGCGAATTGCAGAAATTTGTAGGGTTCGTTATCGAACTTAGTTTTTACATTATCGGGCAGCTGCTCGAATAATGATTTAGCCTGGGCTATTTGATTCATTGCTTCGTTAAATTGGATCTTAGGATCCGAAGCGTCCCCATATTGGGGGTTAAGATTTGTTGGCGGCATGATGCCTGTTTGCATGAATGTAGCCAGGATTTTATTAATATCACAGCTTTCGGTGTGATGTTGTTCTGTTATGCCGTCTGTTGCGGTAGTTTGATAGATTTTATTATCGCCAGGGTTATAGGCGGTACGGAATGTATGTTTTTTAATTCCTGTTGATTTTCTTGTGGTCATTATTATTTCCTATAGTCTGCAGGTGTTTTAAATGGAGTAGGGTCGTCACCGATTCTAGCTTGTACTTTTCTATCTACATCAGATGAAGAATAAAAGTCTTGACCAAATAATTTATTGTCAAGTTCACGTTCCCATATTGGTTTATTCCAATTAGGGTGATTTTTCATATCTTGACCAATTTTTTTTATCTGATCAATTGATTGGCCTGTTGACTTAGCAAAGTCTAATAATTTAAGCCAAATTTGTTCAAAAGTTTCTTTCTTAGGTAGTTCAGCTTTGATTAAATCAGTTTCAGCAATAGTTTTCTGAGTAGAAGCTGCAGTAGAAGCATTTTGCATTGCAATCATTGCTTTGTTTTGGACTGGTGCTTGTTGTCCAGCTGGAGATGAAGCGTCGAATTTTCCAGCGAGTATTGGATTAAGGCCGCCTTTTTTAAGGTCGGCCATGCGTCTTTGTATTGCAGTATTGGACATTCGTTCTTGGAAGTCCATTTGATTTTGTGCTTGTTGGGCGGATGCTATATTAGTATCTTTGGTACCTTTGTAACCAAGAAATGCACCGCCTAGTGCTGAGATTGCCGGCCACATTAGAAGTGTGTGCCTCCAGGTATTGAGTTGATTGGCATTGGTCTTGTGCAGTTAAGTGAGAACAGGGAGTCGAAGATGAATTGTGGTTCTGAAGCAACAGCAAGGGTTCTTTGGATATTTGTATGTGGTACTTGGATGAATGTTTGTCCGAGTGTTGGTAGTACAGAGAAGTCCTCTGAGTAGTGCCAAGAGTCTAGAGTAGATGCTGAGTTAGAGCGGAAGCGTCCTGTTATTGAGCTTGGTTTATAGCGATATTCTGCGAAGCGTTCTTGGTAGCCCCATGTTGCAGCGTCCTCGGTTGGAGCAACGGATCCTTGGGCGAAGATTTCTTTATTAAGTACGGCTTGTTCGCCGATTGTAGATAGTGT